AGAACTCGACCGCCTGAAGTTCGAGGACACCGACGCCGATGACCTGCGAACCCAGAAGGAGCGACTCGAGGTGCGGATTGCCGAGGACCGCGAGGCGCTTGAAGAGTTCCGAGAGAAGCACGGCCGGATCAAGGCCGAGCTTGACGCGCTCGCAGGCATCTCCAAGGAGCTTGAATCCCTCGACGAGAAGAAGAAAAAGGTGGTCTTGACCATCAATGAGATTCCCAATCAGAGGACGAAGGCGGAGTCGAAGCTCCACGAAGCCGAGAAGACCCTCAAAAACGCCAGTTTCGCCGCCGAGGCGGAGGCCTCCAGGTTGCCCGAATATGAAGAGGCGGGGAAATCCCTCGAGGGTCTCCGCGAAGAGGAGCAGGTTCTCCACGCGAAACGCGACGAAGCGAACGAACTGCTTCGCGAACGGCAGGAAAAGGAACGGGCGGACAAGGAACGCCAGGCTCAGCTTCAACGGCTCCGTGATCGGCTGGCTGCCCTCGAAAAAGCTACCGATATTTTGCCGACCGTCCCGTGCTCCGGAGCGTCCGAGTTCGCCGGCTGCCGATTCCTCGTCGACGCGAAACAAGCGGAGGGGCAGATCCCCGATCTGTTGAAGCAGATCGCGGAGCTTGACTCTCAAGTCGAGGGACAGACCATGGAGTGGGGCGTTCAGGAGGCCGAGATCGCCGTCCAGGAGGCCGCCGGCGCGATCAATACTGCACGAACCAAGCTCGACTACACGGCGTCCCTGGCGGCTCTCGCCGCACCTGCCCGTCTGGCAATCGAGCGTATAGGGGACGCGCAAATCGCCCTAACCAAGGCGCAAGAGGAGCACTTCGAGCGTGTGGCCGAGATCGACAAACGGGACCACGAAACGAACGAAGAACTCGCCGGTGTTCGACAAAAAATTCACGAATTCCAAACGAAGATCGAATTTGCTGGCGACTCTCGCAAGACTCTCGAAGCGATCACCGCAGAAGGCCAGATCCTCAAAACTAAGACTGAAAACGACGCGACCGCCCTCTCCGACGTCATCCGTGCCATCGCCAAGGCTGAGGAGGTCGCCAAGCGTCGCGAGCATCTCGATGCAACCATCGAGGAGCACGGTGCCAAAGCCCGGAAATACGGCAACAGCCTGGCCGATTGGAAACTTCTCGAGCGCGCCTTCGGTCGCGACGGGATCCAGGCCCTCGAGATCGATGCCGCGGGCCCTGACCTCTCACGCCTGACGAATGACCTTCTTCACGCCTGTTTCGGCGAGAGGTTCCAGGTCACGTTCGTCACGCAGGTGCCGACACGCGCCGGCGGAATGAAGGAGGTCTTTGACGTTGAGGTCCTCGACCACGAACGCGGCCGTGAGGGGTCTGTCGATTCCCTTTCCGGCGGAGAGAAGACCATCATCTCCGAGGCCATCTCGCTCGCGTTGGCAATCTACGTCGCGAAGCACTCAGATCACCGGTTTGAAACGCTCTTCCGCGATGAGACGGCCGGCGCCCTGGATCCGGACAACGCGGACCGATACGTCCTGATGCTGCGGAAGGCGCGCGAACTTGCCGGCGCCCACCAGGTGATTTTCATTGCTCAACAGCCCGAGGTTTGGGGACAGGCCGACTCGGTCCTGTGGCTCGAAGGCGGTCGGGCAGAGGTTAGGGAGTAGTCATGGCAGACCTGAAATCGAATGAATGGTGGGTGCTGGTTCATCCGTCCGGCCGCATTTGGCCCGGGTCAGGCGAACTCACGAAGGGCTGTCTCATCAACGCCCTAAACAGGCGGTATGAGGCCGGGGCCTATCAACGGTTCCGTCGCCGTGGTTACCGCCCGGCCGTCGCCCAGATATCCGTTGTGAGGGTGGGGCGATGAGCGACACGAAAATCGAATGGACCGAGAAGACATGGAATCCAGTCATCGGCTGCAGCAAGGTTTCGGCCGGCTGCGCCAACTGCTACGCATTGCGTATGGCCGCCCGGATGGCTTCGAATCCAGCGACACCTCAGTACCAGGGGGTGGCTGAGTTCGGGCAGAGTGGGCCACGCTGGCTCTCGGTGAAGTGCCTGCCGGAGAAGCTTGCCGAACCGCTCAAGCGACGGAAGCCGACGATGTATTTCGTGAATTCGATGTCGGATCTCTTCCATGAGGATGTGCCGGATGATTTCATCACGGCTGTTTGGAATGTGATGCGGAAGTGCCCCCAGCATACGTTTCAGATTCTAACCAAACGGCCGGAGCGGATGGCGTCGATCGTACAAAGGTTGCGATTCGACAACCGTGAAGGTGGGCGAGTTTTCATGGCCGCAAATGCGGACGACCCTGAGTCTGGGTGGTCTTTGGGTGTTGGGCACCTCGGTTGCTCTGGGTTGGTAAACGTCTGGCTCGGCGTTTCGGTTGAGGACCAGGCGGCGGCTGATGAGCGGGTACCGTACCTGCTCAACTGCCCGGCGGCGGTGCGGTTTGTGAGTTGTGAGCCTTTGTTGGGGGCGGTCAATCTGAGAGAGATGGCATGGCAGGACGACTGGTCGATAAATTCGCTCGATACACCAGATCCATCATGCAGGGTTCACTGGGTCATCGTCGGCGGAGAGTCCGGCCCCAAGGCCCGACCGATGCACCCTGGGTGGGCGCGGTCGATTGGGGATCAGTGCCAGGAGGCTGGAGTTCCGTTTTTCTTCAAGCAGTGGGGCGCATTTTGCGCTCCGAGCCAGATGCCTGCTGATATTTTCCGTGCATGGGATCACGATCACGGAACTGAGTGCTGGGACGGGGATGATCCGACACCGTGGTGTGTCGGCAAGAAAGCCGCCGGACGCCTCCTTGATGGTCGAGAGTGGAATGAGACGCCGGGAGGTGCGGGATGAGTTTGGGGTGGTGTAATGTCTCTTAGTTGGCCTCTTTTGAGTCGCGCTAGGAACCATGGGGTAATGGAGCCAGACTTTACTAACGAAACCGGGAAGCTAATACCAGAGAAGCGTCCACGTTGTTATGATATTCAAGAATCAGGCATAGCCCCAATTCATCTACCAACCATTAAGAGGCCATGGTTTCGTGTTCCAGACTCCCAATGGTGTGGTTCTGGAGTTAAGCCGCCGTTCAAGTTGTGCTGGCATGAGTTCGAAATTGATTTTGAAACAAAAGAGCACGGCCGACAGAATGGTTTTTGTGCTGTATACACTATTTCGGGTGATGATTTTGGTTTTTTTTATGTGATTGCTGCAGCTGCTGATCGAACACGTAAATACCCATTGACGGTCTGTGGTTTGGCTAGGGTTGACTTTAATCTTTGTAATAATGGAATAACAGAATCCATTGAATTGATGTATGTCGAGGAGGCAGGTGGAAACACCAGTAAAGAAATAACACTGGGTGCCGTTGATAATGCCGCAAAGCTCGTATGTTTCACATGGAGGGTTATCTCTTGCTCAAACGTCGAACTAGTAGAAACCCACCCATCAACACGGGCACCAAAGAAACGCAAAGACCCGTCCCGAGTTGTCTACCGAGAACTTAAAATCAACCCGCCGCCATTCCGAACCAAGTCAAAACTAAATGAAGACCCGGAACACGGGGTAGCTCTGCACGTCCGGCGAGGACACTTTGCGGACTACACCAAGGGCGCGGGCCTATTTGGAAAACACAAGGTCCGAGTATGGGTTCCTGGTCACACGGTTGGAGACCAGGACTACGGGACAATTTTGAAATCATACAGCGTAGGTGATCAAAATGCCTAAGCTCCGCCCCTATCAGCGCGAAGGCGTCGAGTGGCTGCGCCACATGATCAAGGCGCTTCTTGTTGACGATCAAGGCCTGGGGAAGACCCCGCAGGCCCTGTGCTCGCTCCCGCAGTGTGGCCGCGCCCTTGTGGTCGCTCCGGCCGTTGTGAAGAGTCTGTGGGCCGCTGAGGCGCGAATATGGCGCCCGGATTACCACCCGACCATCCTCAGCGGCGGCGGATCATTCCGATGGCCGGAGCCCGGCGAACTCGTAATCACGAACTACGAGATTCTTCCCCCGTGTTCGCGCGAGGTTACCGCCCGCCGAAAGAAGGGGCAAAAGAGCGACCTCCTGAACGAACTCCAGCGCCAGGCAAAAGCCCTGCCACAGCCTCCGGACGGCGTGGTCCTCGTCGCGGATGAGGCCCATCGTCTCGGCAAAAATAAGACCTACCAAACGCTCCGCTTTCGGAACCTTCGGACGAAAGTGCTCCGCCGTGACGGCAGGTGTTGGGGGCTCACTGGCACGCCGCTCCTCAACCGCCCGCTCGACCTCTGGAATCTGGTCACCAGCATCGGGGCTCAGAAGGAGTTCGGATCCTATCCATGGTTCTGTCGCGCATTCAATTCCACAGAGGGGGATTGGGGACTGGAATGGGGGAAACCTAACCTAGATATGCTCATACCGGCCCTCAAACGCATCGCGAAACGCCGGCGAAAAGCCGACGTTCTCCCCGAACTCCCGCCGAAGACCTACAGAACCATCCCGGTCGACCTGGGGGACGAGGCGCGCAAGCTCGCGGACGCCGCAATCGAAGCCCTCGCCGCTGCCGGCATCGACCTCGAAACCGCCACCGCCCAGGCCCTTGAGATCGCCGCAGGCCGTGTCGGATTTACCGAATTGAGCCGCGCTATGACGGCACTCGCGAAGGCGAAGACAGATGCCGCCATCGCGCTCGTCGAGGACTTCGAGGCGCAGGGAGAGCCCGTTGTAGTGCTCTCGGACCACCGGTACCCGGTGGAGACGATCGCGAGCCGAAAGGGGTGGGAGGCGATCCATGGGGGCGTTCCATCTTCGAAGCGTGGCGAGATCGTTGAGCGGTTCCAGGCCGGTGAGTATCGCGGCCTCGCGATGACCACCGCGGTCGCGATCGGGATCACTCTCACGCGATCGTGTCACGTCCTCCGGATTGATCGGAATTGGGTTCAAGCCCTCAACCTCCAGGCCGAGGATCGCCTTCATCGTTTCGGCCAAAAAAGAGGCGTAATTATCACCGACCTCGTCGCAGACCACTACCTCGATGAGAGGGTTGACGATGTCCTCAAACAGAAGACAGAACTCGCGTCGGTCATCGACGGGATCGCAGGATAGGGGATCGAATGGCATTTGATGATATCTATCGAAAAGTCAGGGTTCGGATGTGGAGATCCGGCTCATTCACGCGGCTCTCACCGCTGCCACCGTCCGGGCAATCGCTCTTCGTCTACCTGCTGACCTGCCCGGAAACAACACCCATCCCGGGGGTGATTGTGGCCGGTCGGATGGCCTTATCTGAGGTTTTGGGGTGGGAAATAAGCGATTTCGACTCCGCTATTAAGGAAATTTTAAGCGAGGGCATGGCCAAAATAAGCTGGGAGGCTCGTCTTATTTGGCTCCCGAACGCCGTTAAATTAAATCGCCCGGTGAGCTTAAATGTAGTGAAAAGCTGGGGCGAGTCGTTCGCGATGTTGCCAGATTGTGACCTGAAAGACGAATTATTTCAAGCACTTAAAGCCTACGTGGAAGGCTTGAGCGAAGCCTACGCGGAAGCCTTCCGGGATGCCTTCGCGCTAGACAAGGCTTATCCAGGAACAGGAACAGGAGAGGAAGCAGGAACAGGAGGAGGGAAGGGGAATAAGCCCCCCGCCGTCGTCAAGAACGTCTTCGAATCCTACAGCGCGATGGCGAGAGACACAGGTCTCCCCGACGCGCAAAGACGGACAAAAAACCGGATCGCCAAAGTGGAGGGCATGATCCAAAAATACGGGGAGGAGTCCGTCCTCGCCGTCGTCGAAAGCCCGAGAAAATCCGCTTTCCTCAGAGGCGAAGCCGGGAAGAGTTCATGGACCGGCGCGAACCTCGACTGGCTGATGACCGAGGAATGGTTCGTGAAGGTTCTCGAAGGTCAGTACCGCGACCGGGGAAAACCAAAGAAAAACAACCCCGCCTCCCAGCACTCAGGCACGTCACCCACGTCGGCGCCCCCCACCTACACACCAATTGCCAAGCTTTCGAAATCGGAGGCGACCAAACTCAAGGGGAGATGGTTTGCACTCTCGGAGAAAATTCGGGAGCACGTCGGACCCGACGATTTTGAGCCGTTCATCGATCCGCTCGCCGCCGTGGGCAAGACGCCAGCCGGAGTACTCGTCATCGGGTGTTCAAACGAGGTCATTATCGGGTGGGTGATCGACCATATTCTCCGTGATCTGCCAGAGCCCGTGGTGGCGGTCGTAGCCGAAGAACGGCCGCTCGAGTCGGCGGGTAACTCTGGGAGGTTCGAAGCATGACCTCTGACTACGTCTGCCCGAGCTGCCATCGTCTGGCGTCGATCTCCGGAGAGCTGAACACCTGGATTTTGAGCTGGTGTCGCCACTGCGGGTTCGCCGTCGAAGTAAAAGTCATTGATGGACCAACTGTGATTTGTGAGGAGGAGGAAGGATGATCATCGGAATCGACCCGGGACAATCAGGAGCAATCGCGTGGATCGGCAGAGACGGCGCTGGAGTGGAGCCGCTGAAGAACATGACCGAGCGGGACGTGGTCGATCTATTGCGAGGGTTTCGCAAGGCTTCGATCTGTTTCATCGAGCACGTCCACTCGATGCCTCGGCAAGGGGTTGCTTCGAGCTTCAAGTTCGGAATGTCTTACGGCGGGCTCAGAATGGCCGTGGTTGCCGCTGGGGTGCCCCTAGAAACCGTTTCGCCGTCCAAGTGGCAGGGAGACCTAGGGTGCCGCACAAAAGGCGATAAGAACGTCACTAAGCGCCGCGCACAGGAATTGTTCCCTCAGATCAAGATCACTCACGCCGTAGCCGATGCCCTCCTCATCACGGAGTGGGGGCGCCGGCTTGGAATCCGTGAGGTAGCCTGATGAAAAACCCGACAATCAAAGAACAATTTGACGCCATGAAAGAGCAGGCGATTGATGCGGCGATGAAAACCAAATGAACACCAATCACCTCCTAGAACGCTACTTCACCCTCCGGCGGGATATCCCGGTGTCAACGCCGCTCGGTCGAGATCCAACGTCTTCACGAGTACCAAGCAGCGATTTTAGCGCCTCGGTCGGCCTGCTGGCTGATGTCGGGATGTGCCTCGCGCGGTTGTCGGTCCAACACCAGGACACAATCAGTGAGAGGTGGGCGGTTTGGCTTGCTCGGGAGGATGCTGACGAGATGGTCAGCCAGTGGAGTCATAAGGCGCTGTCGGCCATGAGGGCGAATCGAAAATGGGCCAGGAAAAGAGCAAGAAGGAAAGCAAGAGATTGGAAGTTTGAGGCGCGGAGAATGTCTTCTTATGTCTCAAGACACGATCGTGATCCGATATACATTGAAGCAATGAGGCTTTTTTGTGTCGAGGTCAAAGCGAGGGATTTGATTGCGTTGACATGCTGCGGAGAGAGCGGAAGATTCAGCGGCATGAAAAAAAGCCGGTCAGCTACTATGCCTTGACTTACTCACTTTCGTGTGCCAACATGATCTTGTGAATAACCGCCTCCGGGCGGTTTTTCGGTGCTCAAACATCATGGACCAACAGCCGTACAGCCCAACTTTCCTTCAGGAACGGTGGATTGATGCCTTTGCTGACTGCTTGAACGCGACCGAGGCCGCAGTGGTCGCCGGATACAAGGGCACCCGCAAAACGTTCAATCAGACCGGGTGGAAAAACCTCAGCAATCCAAAGCTCAAACCATTTATCGATGAAGCACTCCAAAAACGAGGCGTTTCGGCCGAATGGATACTGCAAAAGCTCCGAGACATTGCCTCTCTCGATATTGCAGACCTCCTCGACGCCTACAAAGAGCAGGAACCGCACGCCGTTCTGGCGAAGGCGAAGAAGCTCGGGCTGTCGAAACTGATCAAGAAGCTCAAGCCGACGCCCTCTGGTCTGGTGATTGAATTTCATGACCCTGTCAGGGCACTGGAGATCTTGGCCCGCCATACGATCACGACGAAACAGGAGGTCGAGCACTCCGTGGTGTCTGGGGTGATGGTGATTCCTGCATCTGCTGGTGAGGCTGAGTGGGACACGATAGCCCGCGAAGTCTCCGAGAAACAAAAAGAACTCAGTGCATGACAAAAACATCATTTGGGCGCCGCAGCCGGAGAGCCAAGTCCTTTTTCTTTCTTGCCCGCATTTTGAGTGCTTGCTTGAGGGCACAAGAGGCGGCGGGAAGACGGACGCCCTCATCATGGACTTCGCCCAACATGTCGGCCGCGGGTTCGGTCAGAATTGGCGTGGGATCCTCTTTCGACGGACGTACAAGCAGCTTGACGACGTTGTGGCGAAGACCTACCGGTGGTTCCCTCGGATCTTCCCAGATGCGAAGTTCAACAAGTCGGACTTCACATGGACTTTCGGATCTGGTGAGCAACTATTGCTTCGGCACTTCGACGGCCCGACTGATTACTGGTCCTATCACGGCCATGGATACCCGTGGATTGGGTGGGAAGAACTTACGAATTGGCCGAACCTCGAAGGGTACGAATCGATGATGAGCTGTTGTCGAGCGTCACACCCAGGAATGCCGAGGAAGATTCGTGCGACTGCGAATCCGTTTGGCGTTGGTCATAACGCAGTCAAACGCCGATTCATTGACCCGGCTCCGGTGTGCGTGCCTGTTGCGGATGAGTCTGGCCGGAAGCGGGTCCGGATCCATTCGTCTATTCTCGAGAACAAAATTCTCCTCGAAAACGACCGCGAGTACCTCGCAACGCTCAACGCAATCTCGGATCCGAATAAGCGGGCAGCGTGGCGCGATGGGTCCTGGGACATTACCAGCGGCGGGATGTTTGATGACCTTTGGGAGGCCGATCGCCACGTCGTCAGGCCGTTCAAAATCCCGCCATCGTGGTATGTCGATAGGTCATTCGACTGGGGTTCAACAAAGCCGTTCTCTGTTCTTTGGTGGGCCGAATCCAACGGCGAGTCAGTCAAGACCGATGACGGCCGGACGATTCTCGTGCCGAAGGGGACGCTGTTTTGCATCAATGAGTGGTATGGATCGACCGGGGAGCCAAACAAGGGGCTCAAGATGACCTCGGCCAAGATCGCGGCCGGCATCACTGAGATGGAAGCCTCGATGGTTGCATCAGGGTTGATCCAAGGCCTTCCTCGACCTGGCGCTGCGGACTCTGCGATCTACACCAAGGACGACGACCAGTCGATTGCTGACAAGATGGCAGCGGCCGGGGTTACGTGGCTCCCCTCAACGAAGGGCCCCGGATCTCGCGTCAACGGGTGGGAGTTGATTCGTGGCCGCCTCGAAGCTGGGAAAACGATACCGATTGAAGAGCCGGCAATGTTCATCTTCGAAACCTGCAGAAACATCATCAGAAATCTACCGACGCTTCCAAGGGATGAACGAAAACTCGAAGACGTCGACACCGATGCTGAGGATCATGATGGCGATGCGACGAGATACAGGCTGATGACGAAGCGCTATTTCGTCGGCACTGCGGAGGCCCCATGGCAGTAGACGATAAGCCAAGACCTGACACCCCGTCGATCGCGTACAAGAACATGGTCGATGAGTGGCAGCTCGTCCGCGACCTCCTGGGGAGCACTCCGGCGATGTGGGATGCTGGTACGCGATGGCTCCCACAGTGGGTCAAGGAGACAGCGACCCAATACTCAACCCGCCTGAAAAAAACGACACTCTTCAACGGCCTCGGTCGAACAATCAAGGTTCTCACCGGTAAGGTTTTCCGGAAGCCGGTCGAGACCTCCGAGAACATGCCGAAATTGATTCGTGAGTGGTTGGTCGATGTTGACCTCGAGGGGAACAGCGTCGACACATTCTCCCGCAAGGTGTTTTCCGACGCCTTGGCCATGGGTCTGAGTCATGTGTTCGTTGACCATCCGTACAGTGACGCTGTTTCAGCCGCTGACGAAATTGGGCTTCGCCCGTACCTTGTCCACGTCCCGGCGGATCACCTAGTGGCGTGGTCTCACACAACATCACAGGGAAGGAAAACTCTCGCGAGCATCCGGATACTCGATTCTGTGATTGTTCCTGATGGGGTGTTCGGTGAGAAGTCTGTTGATCGGGTGCGGGAGTATTTCATGGGTGCCGAGGGGGTCATGGAATACAGGTTCTGGCTGAAGGACGATGATGGGGACTGGATTGTTTCGGGGTCCGGCACGACGTCAAGAACATCAATTCCCCTGGTGACCTTCTACACTCAAGAGGTCGGCCCAATGCAGGGCGTCCCGCCACTCAGAGACCTTGCGTATACCAACCTGGCACACTGGCAGAGCGTCTCGGAGCAGCGGCACTGCATGACGATCGGCCGCAAGCCTTTCCCGTTTTTCAAGGGTTTCGGGCCGGATTTCACCTCCGTAGAGGTCGGCCCATTCTCGGGACCGAAGACCGAAAACGACAAAGCCGACGTCAAAATCATTGAGTCCAATGGATTGGCGATTGCGTCCGGTCGCCAGGAGCTTCTCGACCTAAAAGAAGAGATGGCGGTCATGGGTGCGGAACTCTTGGTCAGAAAGCCGGTCAAGAAGACTGCAACCGAGACGATCTCCGAGAACGACGAAACGAACTCCGACCTCGGTGCGATGGTCTCAGGGGTTGAAGACTCGATGAACAACGTGTTGATCATCATGGGCGAGTGGAAGGGGATCAAGAACCCCGGAACCCTCAAATACAACCGGGACTTTGGGATTGCCCCGAACGCAAGCGCCGAAGTTGATTCGCTGATCAAGATGCGCGGGGCTCGGCTCATTTCCAGGGCTCTGTTCTTCACCGGCCTGCAATCACGCGGGTTCATTGGGGAGGGATGGGATCTTGATACTGAGGTTGCGGCGATGGCCGCAGAGGCCGACTTCTAGTGGGATTCTCAGACGATCTTGCAGATGCCTATACGGGCCGCGGTGTGAACCTCCTCAGGTTCGATGCTGGTGAGAGAGCCAAGATTCTGGCAATTCTCCGCATGCTTGAAGAGGATCTTGTTTCGAAGCTGATGGCGATCGACCCATCGGCTCCGTTGCGGGCAAAGTACCGGAAAGAGCGCCTTGATCGGTTGCTCAGCGAGGTGCGTGCAACCATTAAGTCAGCGTACAGGGACAATGCGGCTTCTCTTGCTGCGGGGCTTCGGGGGCTTGCCGGGGCAGAGGCGTCGTGGGCCACCCTGACAATCAACGGGGCTGTCGGGGTTGAGGTCATTGATTCGATTCTTACAGAGGAGTTTCTCCGTGCGATTGCGAGCGATGCACTCATCCAGGGAGCGCCTTCAGCGGAGTGGTGGAAACGCCAGGGTGAGCGCCTGACGAACCGATTCATGGATGAAATCCGGACTGGGATGAGCGCCGGCGAGAGCATCGACGATATGGTCCGACGGATCCGCGGGAAAGCAACCGGGCGCCGCCACAAGTACATCGACCCTATTACGGGGAAAGAACGCTGGTACGTCGAGTTCGCTGGTGGGATCATGGACACCGGCACCAGGCAGGCGCGCGCGCTGGTGAGGACGAGTGTTCAGCAAGTGGCCGCCGATGCCCGCCGGGCGATGTACCAGGCCAACGATGATGTCATCAAAGGGGTGCAGCAGATCAGCACGCTTGATGGGCGAACAACCGAGACCTGCATCGCCTATTCTGGAGCTGCGTGGGATCTTGATGGGAAGCCGATTCGTGGGAACTCACTGCCTTTCAACGGTGGAGTCCCACGGCACTACAACTGTAGGAGCACGGAGATCCCTCTCCTCAAGTCTTGGCGAGATCTCGGCATCGACATGGACGAACTCCCGCAGACGACCAGGTCGAGCATGGACGGACAAGTCGCAGCGGATCTCAGCTTCGGCGATTGGCTCAGCGGGAAACCGGAATCCATGCAAGATCACATGCTGGGCAAAGGCAAAGCTCAGCTCTGGCGAGATGGTGTGATCTCGCTGACTGACCTTGTTGATCAGACCGGGAATCCGTTGACGCTTGCAGAATTGAAGGAAGCGGCATGAGACCGTGCTCTACAGTAACCACAACCCGCCATCTGGCGGGTTTTTTATTGACCACACGCGGCGCGTGTACGACCTGGCGGGATGCCGGAGGAACCAATGGGATTGAAAACGAAACTCGACACACTGGATGGGCTCGACGATGCGCTCAAGGGACTGTATATCGAGAAGGACGGGACGTTCTACCTCGACGCTGACCTTGAAGACGTTTCTGGGCTGAAATCGGCGCTCGAAAAAGAGCGGGCTGAGCGACGGAGGCTCAAGGCTGAGGCTGACAAGTTCGCCGGGGTGGACCCCGACCGATACGCGAAGCTGATCAAAGACGCCGAAGACGCCGACGCCAAGAAGGCCGCCGATGAGGGTAATTGGGACGCCCTCAGAGACCAGCTCACGACGAAGCATTCCGAAGAGATGGAAGCCAAGGATCTGAAAGTCTCGCAGCTGGTCACAACCGTTGAGCATCAGCTCATTGACGTTGAAGCCGTTCGGGCGCTTGCCGAGGCGGGCGGAGTCTCAGAACTCTTGCTCCCACACGTGAAATCCCGCGCTCGCGCCGTTGAGGAGGATGGAGTCTACGTTGTTCGAGTCATCGACGAAAAAGGAAAAACGCGCATCAGCGATGCGGCCGGGACTCCGATGACGATCAAGAACCTCGTGGCGGAAATGAAAACGAACGAGACCTACATGCCCGCATTTGCGGCATCTGGGGAATCTGGTAGCGGGTCTACCAAAGGCGGTCCAGCGGGCCAAGGCGGCGAAATCACACCTGAACAGGTGGAAAAGATGTCAATGGCCGAATACCGCAAAGCGCGGGACGACGGCAAAATCTGAAAGGACTGAAAAATGAGCAATACACTACTCACCCCGAGCGTCATCGGCAAAGAGGCGCTGATGATTCTCCAGAACAACCTCGTCTTTGGTGGACTCGTTCACCGAGACCACGCCAAGGAATTCATCGGCGCGAAGGTCGGCGACACAATCTCGATCCGAAGCCCGGCTTCATTCACCGCGGCTGAGTTCACTTCGACCACGTCCGCGCAGGACGCGACCGAGGCCGCGATCTCGCTTGAGCTTGAGAAGCATTTCGACGTTACCTTCGCGGTGACATCGAAAGAACTCGCCCTCAGTGTCGAGGATTTCTCGGCCCAGCTCGTCGAACCGGCTGTGGTTGCCCTCGCCCAGGCGATTGACGCCTACGTTGCCTCGAAGTACATCGAGATCCCGAACTACGCCGGGACCGCGGGTGACCCTCCGGACACGCTCGCCGACATCGCTGGCGTTGGCAAGTTGCTCGACACCAACAAGGTCCCGATGAAGGGCCGCGTTGCTGTCATCGACCCGACCGCGAAGGCGGACATGTTCCTCGTCGATGCCGTCGCCCGGGCCGACGCCCGTGGGGACGCTGGAACCGCACTTCGCGAGGCCAGCATGGGCCGCGTGATGGGGATTGACTGGTACATGGACCAGAACATCAAGACCCACACCGCCGGGACCATCACGACCGGGCTCATCTCCAAGGCCTCAACCGCCGTTGCGACCGGCCTCAAGTCGGTGATCTGCACCACTGCCGCCTCAACCGGGGAGTGTGCTCTCCTTGAGGGCGACATCGTCCTCTTCGCTGGAGACACGCAGGGTTACGTTCTGACCGCGGCAGCCACTCAGGCATCGGCGGCAACCGACGTGACGCTCGCCTTCAGCCCTGGGCTCAAGGTTGCGCTCACTGGGTCCGAGGCAGTCACCGTCATCGGAAACCATGCCGCGAACATGGTGTTCAACAAAAACGCCATCGCCCTCGCCGTCGTTCCCCTCGAAAAGCCCCTCGGCGCGAAAGCCGCCGAGTACGTGCAAGACCGGGGAATGGCAATCCGCGTAGTGTACGACTACTCGACATCCACCAAAACCGACACCATCAGTCTCGATGTCCTGGTCGGCTCGAAAGTGATCCATCCCGAGCTGGCGGCTCGGATTCTTGGGTAAGTAAAAAGGCTCAAGAAAACGGGGGTGGCACAACCGCCCCCGTTTTTCAAAGGAACCCACTATGAAAAAGACAGAAACAATCAAGCTGTACAAGGACAACGAGTTTGTTGTCGTTGAGCCTGGGAGCGAAGCTGAGAAGCTTTGGCTGAAAAATGGCTTTGGTCTCGAAGCGGCTCCGGTGGAGCCACTCCCGGATGACTTCGACGAACAGGTCGACGCCACAGAGACCATTGAAGAACTAAGGGCGCTTGCCGAAGGCTTCGGGTTTTCGGTTCATCAAAGGGCCACAGACCTCGACAAGGCAAAGGCAAAGCTCACCGGACAGACGGAATAGTCAATGGCCTTCACAGTCGAAACCGGAGCCGGTGTTGCCGGAGCAAACAGCTACCTCTCGGTAGCTGACGCTGACACGTATCACACTGATCGGGCCAACTCCGGATGGACTGGCGCGGATGCCGTGAAGCAAGCTGCGTTGATCGAGGCTACGGACTATCTCGAAGCCCACTATCAGTGGTCAACCGGATATAAAACCAGCGATGATCAAGGATTGAGCTGGCCCCGTTCCGGCGCCATCGACCGCCATGGGTGGGCGATCGACTCCGACGAAGTACCTCAAGAAGTCAAGGGTGCTACTGCATATCTGGCACTACAGGGGCTTTCTGCGGCGCTCGGTGGTCCTCTCGGCCGCGAACAGAAAAAGGTCAAAGTCGCGTCTGTAGAGGTCGAATATACTGACACCGCGGCTGCGACCACGACCTATCCATACGTCGATGGACTGCTGACTGGACTCGTTACCAACAGCAGCAGCTCCGTTGAAGTGTTTCTCACATGACCTTTTACGGCGATCTCGCCACGACTGCTCTTGGTGTCATAGCCGAGTTCGGGCAGTCGATGACGCTTCGTCACTATCCGAGTGTTCCTGCAGATGAATATTCAGAGACCTACGATCCTTCTAATCGTGCTGTTTCTGAAAAATCGTCGACTGATTACACGGTTCAGGGGGTTGTAGATGAAGCTGACAAAACCCTGATTGACACTTTCGACAACGAGGTCGCCAATCTGAACCTCAGTTTAGTCAGGACTGTAACGATTGCCGCCTCTGGGCTTGCGGTGATACCTAAGGCTCAGGACAAACTCCACTTCGATGACCACTGGTGGACGGTTTTGGGAAATTCGCCAGTTAATCCAGCAGGAACTACCGTCATCCACACTGTAGGGGTAATCCGCTGATGAGCGGCTCCTTCGAACTTCAACTCAAAGCGTTTGAGGACAAAGTGCCTGAGGTGATGACGAAAGTCATAAAGAAGGTAGGCCTTGAACTCTATATGCGGATCGTCATTAAGACGCCAGTTGATACGGGCCGGGCTCGGGGCAACTGGTTGATCGCATCAGGCGTGATCCCCCAGGGCGTTGTTGACACACTCGCAACGGCTCCAAATGTAGCGATGGCTCTCAGCACCTTGGCAAGCTACGACTCTTTGTCTGGGATGAGCATCTTCATCGCCAACAACCTCGACTACATCAACGCCCTCGAGCACGGCCATTCTGGCCAGGCGCCCGAGGGGATGGTTCAGCTAACGCTGACCGAATTCGAAGGCATCGTGAAGAAAGCCGCGAAGAAATCCAACCCATGAGCGTCAACACATTTCACGAAATTGGGGCTGCACTTGACGGTCATCTTCGGTCATTGCCTGGGATTCCAGTAGATGGAGCCCGTGTTCTCATTCATTGGGAAAATACTCAGTTTGAGAAGCCTGATGGGAAGCCGTGGCTCCAAACGAAATTCATGCCGGCCGGCTCAGAAGGACGGAGCCTTGGCGGCAATCCGATCACCAGGGCTCAGGGGATCTATCACATCAACGTCTTCGTGCCGTCCGGGTCTGGGCCGAAAGCTGCTGATCATCTAGCTGACAGCATCATGCGCCATTTCAAGAGCGGCATCAGGCCGTCTCATCAATCAACGACAGTAACGCTGAGAACGCCCTCGAGGGGTTCCGGCATCACCGAAACCGACTGGTATCAGATACCCGTGATGGTGCGCTGGTACAGCCACACAACGGAACTCTAGGAGGCCCGAAATGGGAAACATTGCTCAATTTGAACTGCACGACATTGGATACGTCGAGGAGGATGCGTACGGCGTCACCCCCGCGAATCCGACATGGCTGGAACTCTGGCACAACGCGTCGAGCCTGGTACCGAAGCGGACGACGCTGCAGAGTCGCAGGAAACTCGGCAATCGACAGCGTCCACTTCCGCGGCTTGGGAAGAAGAGGGTCGATGGGAATATCGACTCTGAACTTGCATTCGCCGCATTCGACGATTGGCTGGAGGCGCTGTTTGGTGGCCGGTTCCCGTCCTCCGCATTCACGCAGGTGGCCGGGATTACCCTGGCCGCGGTCGCCTCATCTCAAACCATCACCGACTCGGGGTCCGGTCTCACCGATGTCGAGGTTGGCGACTGGATCATTGTCGCCGGGTTCGCAGCGGCGAATAACAACGGTGTTTTCCACGTCTCGGCCGCAGCCGCAGGCGCGATTACCGTCGAGTACGGAACGACCCTCACAGACGAATCCGCCGGTGCATCCGTCACAGTCGACCAGCAACTCAGGCTTGAGGCCGGGTCCGACGGCAACGAGGGATTCACGGACATCTCCGGGACCACAATCGCCGCAGTTGCGGGAACACAGACCATCACAGACTCAGGCTCCGGTTTTGGAGACGTCGAGGTTGGCGACTGGGTCGTCGTCGCCGGGTTCGCGGCGTCGAATAACAACGGCATCTTCGAGGTGACTGCTGCTGCGGCCGGTGTAATCACGGTGGCAAGCGGTTCGACGCTCACCGACGAGTCCGCAACCCCGACGATTACGATCACTCAGAAGCTCGATCGATCGTTCTCGGTCATCGGCAGGTACAAGGACCAAGCCATCTATCACCTCTTCAAGGGCGTGATGACGAAGACTGGTACCTTCACCGTCGTCCCGGACGACATTAGCAAGGTAAGCCTCGGCCTCCTCGGGGCCGATTTTGACAAGGACGCCACCGCGCCGTCTGGCCTCACATCCCCCGGGGTGTACGAGCCCTTCGACGCGCTGTCCGGCTCGTTCACCGAGGACGGCTCCGCGGTCTGCATGACGAACCTTGCGTTGACCGTCGAGAACAACAACGGGTTGGCCGACAAGTGCCTCGGCACTACGGTCGCCGGTGAGCAGTTCCGGGGTGGGTTCGACATAAGCGGAACCATTAAGTTCTACTTCAAGGACAACACCCACATCACGAAGTTTTGGGAGGAGAGCGCCATCGCCATCGTGTTCACGCTCAGCGACCCGGACGGGAATCAGTACACGTTCGGACTCCCGAGCTGCAAGCTGACCGAGCTGGACCTCCCGAAGGGCGAGTCCGACGTCGAGGCCGAGGAAGGTTACAACCTCACAGCTGGCGAGGATCCGATCACCGGCGTCACGGTATACCTGATCAAGACCGCTGCGTAGGGGGCTGAATGAGCAAACAACAGGGAAAAGACCAACAAATCGAGGGCTTCGATTTTGCCTGTCTCGACACATCAAAGAAGGCAGCGGACGGAGTCGAGTTTGAGCTAAGGCACCCGACCACAGGGGCAATGCTCGACGCGTTCATTACCGTGGTCGGGATGGACAGCCAAGCGCACAGGGACGCCAGGGACAAGGCGTCGGAGAAGATCCGGCGTCGCCAGTCCGAGGACGGGAGGAGGGCAAACTCCCCGTCGGACATTGACGACCTTAAATTTGAGACTGCAATCGGCGACGTTGTCGGGTGGCGTGGAATCCTCGACCTCGGCGAGGAGGTCGTGTTCAGCAGGCCAAACGTCAGGAGCATGTTTTTCAGATTCAAGTTCATGGTCGACCAGGTAGGGGAGGCGGTCTACGACCGTAGTCGGTTTCTCCCGGGGGGTTGAGGCAGAACTATGTCGCGCCATCCGAGGATTCATCAAACTCAAATCGGAACGCTCGGATGGCGTGACGAGGCGTCAATTTCTGAAAAGGATTTCCAGCGTTGAAGACATTAAAGATGAATTGCAGTCCGATCAGGTATCTGACCGGGCCTATTACCTGTGGGAGTGGTATTGGGAAGTCAAAATGGCAGCGAACAACGGCATGACAAACGCGATCACATGGACTTCAGTCCTTGACTGGATGCGGGTCACTTGTGAATCAGTGACTCCATGGGAATCACGAGTGATCATAAAAATGGACGCGATCGCCAGGAAGACCTACGACGAAATGAAGCCAGCGAAGCCGGTGAAATAGATGCCTGTTGATGTAGCAACCCTCGTCGTTAAGGTCACCCCGAAAGGTGTAGCCAGTACCAAGGCTCAGCTCAAGGGACTCAAAGAAGAGGGCGGGAAAGCCGGGAGCGCGATAGACGGGCTCGGGAAGAAGTTTGCTGTTCTTGGTGCTGCGGTTGCTGCAGCCGGCATTGCTTACGGTATCAAGAAGATGATCGACCTCGGCGCCGCAGTCATCAACACCGGCAAAATGTTCGAGACGCTCGGTGTACAGATGACCACTGCGATGGGGTCAATTGCTGCTGGCAAGACGGCTACGGATTGGATCGAGAAGTTCACTCTCGACACTCCGTACCAGCTCGGCCAAGTCAGCACCGCGTTCATTCAGTTGAAAAACTTCGGCATCGACCCCATGGGCGGGGCGATGCAGGCGGTCGCGGACCAAACGTCGGCTCTTGGTGGAAAGCAGGAGACGATGACTGGGATCGTCCTGGCCCTCGGGAAAGCGTTTTCGAAGGGAAAACTCGAAGGCGAGGAGTGGAACTCCCTTATGGAGAAGGGCGTTCCGGTATCGACCTACCTGTCGGACGCGCTCGGCGTCACCGAAAGCAAACTGCTCGACATGCGCTCGGCTGGTGAGCTTGGTCGTGAGGAGATCGAGTTGCTCATCGAGAAGATGGGCGAGATGACTAGCGGCGCGTCCAACGCCCTGATGGACACCTTCGAGGGCAAGTGGTCCAACTTGCAGGATGCAATCAGCGCGACGTTGAACGAGATCTCCAAGGCTGGTGCCCTCGACGGAGCAACTGACGCCCTGGCGGCGATGATAGACGTCTTGGCCGAGCTGGATCCGGAGGCGTTACAGGCTTTTGGCGAGGCGATGGGTGCGTTCTTCGAGGCAGTGACCGAGACGGCTGGGCTCATCGAGGATGCAATGCCAATCCTCAACGACCTGATTTTGTTCTTCTCGAAGATGGCGAAGACGAAATTCAAAAATATGTCAACGGGTATTGATGCCATTGGAAAAGGAATCGCCAAGGCGGGGAAAGCCGCATTCGACGGCAAGGGGGCGTTCGGCCAGTTCCTCTCGTTCATCGACGGCATCGACGACATCGACGTCGTGCCGGTAACCGAACTCGGCGACGAGGTGGGGGAGGTGGCCGTTGCCACCGACCTAATGAACGCTGCGATGACGGCAGCTCCCGATCTCACGGAGGACGTGACTGACGCGAGTAAGGACCTCAAGGACGAGCTGGAGGCAATCAAGAAACACGAGGAGGACCTTGCCGCCCTGAGGACCACCGAGGAAGCGAACATCACGGCGTACGCAGCCGCGATCGCCCAGCTGGCGAAGGACACCGGGGCCGCGGCCGTGAACTCTGGCGACTTGACGGACGCGGCGGCCACGGCCGCGACCAACACGGGAACACTAGGGACAGCCGCCGGCACGGCCGCTGTGAACACCGGAGACCTCGGGACAGCGGCGGCCACGGCCGCGACCAACACGGGGGACCTCGGGGAGGCCGCCGGTACGGCTGCGACGAACGCCGGGACGATGGCAAGCGACGTCGCCACGGCCGCGACCAATACGGGGACCCTCGGCGCAAATGCGGCTACGGCTGCGACGAACACCGGGACCCTGGCCGGGAAGTTCAACCTCGCAGAGACCGGAGCGTACGACTACGCCGAGGACACGGTCACGTTGTCCGATAACGTTTGGGAGCTGAACGACGCGCAGTTGGCCGCGATCGCAGCCGAGCGAGACATCCTGGCCGCGATGACGGACTCCGAGGCCATCGCCGAGGTATATCTCGACGAGATCGAGGCAGGTGCTCAGAAATTCAAGGACACGACGGCGGAGCAGGTTGACCTCACGGCGGCCGTCAACGCCGGATACCTCGCAATAGTTGCCATTACTCCAGAAGCCAACGCGGCCGCGAAGGCGTGGTTGCAGTACAAGAAGGACGTCAAGGACGCGGCGGCGTGGACCGCCGCCCTCAGCACGTCGATCACCGGCAGCCTCCTCGGGGCCATGCAAAGCCTCGTGGACGACCTCGCCTCCGGGGCATTCACCGGACTGGGGGATGCCTTCGGCGACCTCTTCGGGGAGATCGGAGCCAACTCCGCCCACGCCATGATCAACGCCTTCATGGACGAGATGACCGGCGGCGCGATGGGCGGGTGGGACGCGTACCTCGACAGCGTGCGCGGCGTCATGAACCCGGACACCGGGCAGCGCGAGGGTGGCATGTCCGTAGGCAGCCGGGCGATGATGGGTGCTGGTGGAGCGTATGGCATTTACCAAGCCACGCAGATGGAGGACCAGGGAGCTGCAGCCCTCCAGGGGGCGATCTCCGGCGCTTCCCTCGGGACCGCCATCCTCCCGGGGATCGGGACCGCGATCGGCGCGGTCGTCGGAGGATTGATAGGGTATTTCGGCAGCGGTGCCCCGGACGAACCGACCACGGCGATTGACACCGGCGTCGGCGGGTTCGGCGGCTCGGTCTACGCGTACCACCAGGGGTACGGCGCGGCCGGAATCAGCGGGGCGACCCAGTCGGCCAACAGGCAGATTCACGAGGTCTATCGGACGTTCCTTACCTCGTGGCGCGACCTCGTTAAGCAATTCAACGACCCGACGCTGTGGGAGGGGTTCGAGTTCCCGACTATCGTCTTCGACGAGGTAGAGATGTCGCTCAACGACGCGATGACGTACATCTCCACGGTGGGCATTCCGGACGCGATGAGGGAGGCGTTCGGGGGGATGCTCGAAGCCGGATTCGCTGACCTCGGGGTCGACGCCGCGTTCACGGAGGCGCTGTTCCGCGAGGTCGGCATGTACACCGGCGACCAGCAGATCGAGGCGATCGAGGCCGTCATCGGAGCACTGGTCGGCCTCAAGGGAATCGAGGGCTCGACGTTCCAGGGCATCTCCGATATGCTCGATATGTCGTCGATGGACACGTTCAACCAGGGGGCGTCCGAGTTGGTCGACAGCTTCGACATGATGTCCTTCGGGTTCGAGCACATGACGCTGTCCGAGAGGGCTCGTGAGGTTCAGAACCTCGCCGGGGCGTTTGGCCAGTTCGAGCAGGCGACCCTGCAGATGCTCGGCCAGATCGAGAACGCCAGGGGGTCGATCGATTCGATGTTTGGGGGAATGAGGGAGGACATCGAACTCGATGCGATGGGGTCCGATGTTGAACGCGGGTACTACATCAAGAATATGATCCGCGATTTGATGGACGACCTTCGGCACGCCACGACGACCGAGGACGTCATGGGCATCACGTCCGACATCAACAAGTACCTCGGGATGCTGCGTGGTCTCGACATCGACACACTCGGTGGGATGGGGATCGACGAGATAGCACTCGGGTTCCTGACCCGTGCCGGGGATACGGCACAGCAGCGCCTCGACCTGATCGAGGAGCAGGTCGAGGAGCAGTACGACGCAGTTAGGCAGGCAGCCCTCGACCTCGGCGAGGAGTTCGTCGACCTACAGGACATCATCGCGAATTTCGGCGCGTGGTTCACCGAGACGTTCACCGGGAACAACGGATCTGGGGACGACTCGAATTGGGAGGACCCCGGGGTCCCGCCGGGCGGGAAGAGGGGCAAGGTCGGGGATGTGGAAGGCGACGACGAGTACTACGGGCTGGAGGCCGGTGCCATCAACGGCGAGCCGGACGTGTACGGCATACCCAAAAGCGACGTCCTGGTCGACTCGGACATCAGGTTGATGGTCCTGTCCGAGTCGATGCGGCAGACGTCACTCCTCTCCGAGCACTCCAGCCTCCTCCGCCAACTCGTGACGCAGGGCGGTCGGCCGGTCGTGGTTAACATCCCGGGGGGGCCGACCCCGAGGACACCCCCGAGGGTTCCGAGTGCCGGATCGGCGGTGTATTGATGTACCTAACACACGAGATCCGGGAGTTGCTGAGGGAGAACGCGGGTCGCGGACTCTTCGCGGTCTCGATAGAACACTCGTCCGGCACACTCCGATATTGCACCGGGGACAGGAGCGTCGAAATATCCTCGGAGTGGTTCACCCCGAGGGGTATGTCGCTGCCGAAACTCAACATTGCGACCGGTGACACCTCGGCGAGGATCGCAATCGCCGACCACCCGGAAGATCCGGAAGCCCTCGAACGCCTCCACTACGCGTCCCGCTTTTCCGGTGGACTGATGTGGTGGCACTTCCTCGTGTGGGCAGACGACGGCTCCGGATGGAACGAGGTCTACTCCCACGCGTGGACGATCAAGCAATGCACGAAGTCGGAGCGCGTAGCGGAGTTTGAATTTATCCTCTCTGGCGCCACCGGGACGTATCCGAGGGCCGGACTTGAGGTCATCGGCCGCGGGTGTGGCCTGACCTACGGCAACGCCCTGTGCGGCGGGACGACCGGCACCTACAAGAGCTGCGACGGCTCGATGGCCGACTGCGTGCTCAGGGGTCGGGAGGCGTCGTACCGGGGAGCCGTCCTCGCCCCGGAGCCGGGGCACGAGATCGAGTTCTTCTACCGGGAGGCGTCGTACGGTGTTGGCTCAACATATTACGTGCCACCCCCACCACCCGGGGGGGAGGACCACGGCAATACTGGGTCGGATACCGCCAATAAACCAGTAATCAACAGGCCGAGCGACGCAGTCAGCGACGGGGACACGGCTGACGTCTTCGGCGGCTGGATCAACCCAGGCCAGACGGAAGCAATGTAAATGAGCATCGAAAGGATCTTCCCCACGCAGATATGCTTCGAGGACGGATTGCTGATCTCGACAGAACAACCGGACGCGATCAAGAACAGGTCGCCGTTCGGGCCACCGGTTACGATGAGGTACGCCGAGCGTGTCACCAGGGCATATACCGGGAGACTTTCCGACATTACGGCCGGACACTCGAATTTCAAACGCCTGGAGTCCTTCCTCGAACAGGTACCGCCGATAGTCGGCGTATTCTGGCTACGGGAGATCATCTCCGGCGAGCACCGGAAGCTCCGCTGCCATCAGCGTGGCGACGGGTCGAGGACGACGTTCGTGGCTCCGGTCTGTACCGGCGGGACGGTCGACGCCGTGTTCGTCAACGACGTCCCTGTGTCCGGCGGTGATTACACGGTAATTCAGACGGCGAACCTCATTCCCAACGACAACAGCTGCAACGGAGACGGAGATTCGGACGTCGTCCCGGCCGGAGTCACCTCTCCGTCCAGTGACCCCATCTCCGTGTCCAGGACGCTGCCACACATCGGATACACCTCGTTCCTGGCCGAACCGGCGTCCGCGAAGGTGAACGTGTCCGTCCGATCCGCCGGTGTTGCAGCCTCAGCCGGGTCCGAGTACACAGCCGGGGTCTCCGTGCTGGTCGAGCCTGGTAACTACGATCTCGATATCGAGTGGTACAACGGAGCCTCCCCACTGACGCCGTCCACCGACAACACGGTGGTCCTCGCGGCGGGCTGGCTGCACCTCACCCTCACCGACGACGCCCCGGCCAACACGACAATCTGCTACGTGACGCTTACCCGGAAACACTCCTCCGGGACACCACTCTACGTGGGCGGGTTTCAGCTATCGGACGGCGACCTCGACGAGCTGTTCCTTCCAGACAGCGCCCCGGTTGTCGTCACCTTCGACACGGCACCGGCGGACAGGGCCGAGGTGTCGTTCTCCGTGACCGGAAACAGGATGACGAAGTGCATGCTGTCGAAGAAGGTGGCGTCCTGGAAACAGTACGACGTCGGGCACACCCTACCCGAGAGGCTCACCGCGACCGAGGTGAGGCAATGAGTTTGAGGAGCCTGAACGACAACATGGTGACGGACGACGGGACCGTGACGGTCGACCCTGATGACTTCGTGGACGATGCGATCGAGGTCTCCCACGACGACGTGTCGGATGGAGACGGACCAACCTTGAGTCGTGGGGACGAGCGCCCGGAGGAGCCACAGAAGGAGTGGTACACCGGAGGACTCCCGCAATCGGCCGCTGCCCTGACACCACCAACAACGGTCTCTCCGCAGAGTGCCCTCGGCTACATGCTCCCGTCGGCGTACGGTCCGAACAAAGCCACGGGAGCACTCTACGCCCTGAGGGAGACGGACACCAGGGTTTATTGCCTTTGGGTCCTCTGCCACGGCGAGCAGGCGGGGCAGCCGACCGATATCGAGCTTGGCGGGAAGCCGATAACCGAATGGCAGGGGAGTGGAGTTGGCAAGTTCCTGGTGTCACACGAGACCAGGGAGGGGTCGGCTTCACAAACGCAGTCGTCGATCCTGCAGACGATCTACGCCGGCAGCCTGGTGTCAACAACCACCCTGCCCGGATACTGCTACGTCGCGGCGTCGTTCAACCGAGCGTCTCAACACCCGATGCCGGGTGATCTGACAATCACTGCGGTGGTACCGGGCAAGGTAATCACCGACCCGAGGGACAGTTCGACTGGTGCGTTCACGAACGCGATGCTGGTGGCCCACGACATCATGACCGACAGGCTCCGGTATCCCGGATTCAACAACATTGGCGGGTCCGTCGTCGGAAGGTGGGGTTCGTCCGACTACGAGTGGATCATGGACCGATGTGACGAGGTGATGTCGGACTCGTCGGCACGGTTCCAATTCAACGGGTTGATAGAGACGAGGGACATTCGGGCTGCACTACGGGAGGTCCTCGGACACTGCTTCTGCCGGTGGTACGTGGAGGGGTCCCAGATACGTATCTTCCCGGACCTGCTGCCGGAGGCCGTTACAGGGACCTGGTCCGCGGTCGCGTCGTCCACACTGTCCAGCTCGCGCCTACTGGCCAACCCGGCCGTGGGAGTTGGTGACGGACTCCTGTTCGAGGACGGGACCGCGGCACGTATCGTCGGGCTCTACTACTCCACACAAATAAAGGAACTCCACCTGGACCGAGAGGTCACAATCACTGGCGAGGTAATCAGGGCAATATCCGGAGCACACATCCACCAGGACGAGTCCGAACGTGGTTGGATCAAGGGACCGGACATGATGGACGAGGACCCGGCGTCGACACCGGACGTGGTCGTCGTGAACTACCGGGAGGAGGAGGGGTTCGGATCCGTACCAAAGAGGGCGGAGGACCCGGACGGATACACCCCGAACGAGGTTATACGTACCGAGGCTTCCTATTCCGGGATCAACAACGCCTCAAACGCCGTGCGCGTCGGACATCAGCTCCGAAGGACACCGAAGCTGTGTCCCTTCACCTGGACCGGCACGGCCGGGCAGGACGCGGCGGGGCTCGTCCCTGGTGACATCCTCACCTTCGACTCGAACGTCCTCACCGATCAGCTTGCCATCGTGATCAGCGCGAAGGCGCTCCCGGGGAACACGTACGCCGTGACGCTGCGGGAATTCGATGTTGGCATCTACTCTGATGACGTCGCCGACGACGACGAACTCCCGGACGGAACACCCCCGCCGACAACTTTCGTTGCGCCGACGGCCGTCGAACAGCGGTTTGTCTACAGTGGTGGACTGGACGCATACAACGAACTGGACGACCACAGCGACCTGACGGCGACAGGAGCAAATTTCATAGAGAGCAACTGTTCTTTATCACACGTTGGCAGCGAGTACACGAGGATGACGGCGTCGGGCGCGATTGGATTTGCTACGTCGTCGAATCTCACCTGGCCGGACTACAGTTCCCAGATCCCCGACAGGTCCGTGCTGAACTTCCTCTGGAGGATGGATCCGGCGGCCACCTATGACTCTGGCGTGACCGTGGGAGTTATCTACTATCGCCATGTCACAGGTGGCATCACGCTCAATATGAAGCAGGACATAACCCCAAAGGATGCATCTGACACTGGATGGAACATGCTTAATGCCGCATTCGACCATGATGGCGGAGTATTTGACTACACCATGGTTGATTTTAAGATTTCCGGAGATCCCGGCGGTGGGATGCCGATGAATTTCAAGCGGGTCTATGTGCTTCCGGGAACCACAAACCCGCGAATCAGCATCGGACAGCGGTGGCTCTGGGCGGAGGACGGCGACTCTGACGTCACGACGGATCGTTACCAAATCAGACATTATGTCGGGGCCGGATCTTCCGGCTTGGGAAATATCGCCGACGGAGCATCAGTTCCAGAGGGGTCAAGCAGTCTCGACATAATGGTCTTCGGTGGATTCTGGGGCGCAGTACAAGAATTCATGAAACTTGCCTGGGAGATGCTCGCCATCTCGAAGGGTGGGCAAGAGGCTGAGATGCCCGCGACGACACAATCGGTCGTCTCCGTTGGTGGCACTCTTGACGTCGTAGATGATTTCAAGGATTTCGACGATTCGTCGATCTCAGCGGGGAAGGTTGTTGTCGTTGGGGTAGATGGCGAAACAAAGGAGTACCAAACTCCCGCCGAACTTGGAATCACCCTCAGCGTCGTCAACATGACGACCGGATCGTACGTCGGGAGCACATACCAACAGCACATCCGGTACGACGTCAGCGGAGGGTCACAACCGACCGTGGTCCCCACGGCCGTCGGGCACATCGGCGAGGAGTTGACCTATAAACGAGTCGACGACTCCGGGAACTCGCTCACACTGACCTTCAACGGAGCGGAGAAGGGTGACGGGCACACCAGCATTTTAATGCTCTCGCGGACCTCCCTTACCTTCATATCGAACGGAACAGACTGGGATATCAAATGACCTTTATTCCTCAAAAAGATTTTTATCTTGCGGTTCGCCAAGGGCTGGTCCCGGGTCATTCGCTTGTCCACAAATTCGGGCGTAATGACGCGGTGCCAAACGGAACATGGGCGTTTGTCACTCTGATCGGACATACGTCTTGGCCCATTTCCTCGCCTGTTACTGCCAAAATCGCGGTGGGCGGTAACGCCGCCGACGACGCCGCCGGCGCCGGCGCCAGGGAGATTACAGTACAGGGGATTGACTCGAACCTCGACGAAATCTCAGAGGCGATTGTTGCCGCTGGTGCTTCCGGGAGTTCCAGCACGGCCGCGTCGTGGTGGCGGATACATAGAGCATGGGTTTCCGCTGTTGGGACGTATGGCGCGAACAATGTCGGCGACATTATCGTCAAGATTGGGCCGACGGCGGGAGATTTAATCAAGATCGCCGCCGGGGAGGGGCAGTCGCAGTTTACTGGTTTCTCTATTCCAGAGGGGAAAACCGGATACCTGCTCTCAGTGAATGCAACCGTTGATGCTGGCAAGGGTGCTGATTTACGGCTGTTCACTCGCGAAAACTACAACAACACCACAGCGCCAATGTCGGCCGCAAGGCTCAAAAAGTACTGGGACGGCGTCATTGGAGCCATTCCCCCGTACAGGCCAGTATCGCCGGACGTGATTATGCCGGAGTTGACAGACGTCTGGATGGAAGCTAGGGGTGATGGTGCCTCAACGGAAGTATCAGCAGATATGGAAATTCTGCTGGTTGATGACTGATGTGTAAAGAACGCAGAAAGGCAATAGGGCTTGTCGATATGTCAGGCGAAACAGCAGTACAAATCAACGTCAAGACGGTCAGACTCTACCTTGGCGTAATGATCTCTGTTTTTGTTCTAATCTCCATGTTTTGGGGTGGGGGTGCGGTCGCTGCGCGTTGGATGTCAAGTGAGGCAGAGACTAATTTCCACCATCGTATTGATGACTCGCTGGCTCCTCCGTCTGGTGACATTTACAGAGCCATCAAGTCAGGCGTCACAGAACATGAACGTGACCAGATGGAACAGTTTCAGGCTATTGAGATCGAGCTTGCGGTACAGAGGACGATGATCGAAGAAATTCATAGGGCTGTCATCAGATGAAACCGCCTACCCACTTTGACTGTCCCACAGTGTTGTTACGAATAGGAGGAACCATGGCAAAATTTGAAGACTCAATCGACTACGTACTAGCCCACGAGGGCGGGTATGTTGACCATCCTGCAGACCCCGGAGGGGCCACCTTCTGGGGCATCTCCCTCCGGTTCCTCAAAGCCATCGGGAAAGACGTTGATGGGGATGGCGATGTCGATGCATTCGATGTTTCGGTGTTGACAATCGAGCAGGCGAAAGCACTCTACAAAACCGAGTTCTGGGACAAGCTCAAGCTCGACAAGATCACCTGCCAGCTGTTGGCGACGAAGGTCTTTGACCTGTCCATCAACATGGGGCCAAAGCAGGCCGTCAAAGTTGTGCAAAGGGCCATCAAAGAGACTGGCGAGGTGCTTCGGGCAGATGGCAAGCTTGGGAACAAAACACGCTCAGCCCTCAATAGCGGCAATCCTGACGTCATCCTGGCGGCCATCCGTGGCGAGGCGATCTCGTTTTACTCCGGTCTGGCCGAAAAGCGGCCGGAGCTTGATGTGTTTCTCGATGGATGGCTGGTGAGAGCTGCTGCGTGATACTCCGGGCTCTTCTAGTAACAGCGGCCATCACGGCCGCTTTTTTTGTGTCCGCCGGTGAATGCCCGCTCGATATCCCGGCGGGCCTGCACAGCGTGCGGCTCACCAGCTACTACGGGCACCAGAGCCCACAGGGCCCGCCGCACCTGTGGCAGTCAGAGGCCGTCGAGACAATCCCAGGACCATGTTCTGTGAGTGCCGACTCGGAGGGACACCCGATCGGGCACCAATGGTGGATTGACGGAACCTTGGCAGAGACGTGCGGAGATCTGCCTCTATTTAGCGACGGATTTGAATCCGGTTCCATCGAAAGATGGACCACGGCAAGGGGAGAAGACAATGACTGACCGACAAGAGCTGAAAGACATTTTGCGCGAACTCCTGGGAGAACTCGGAGTCATCCAAAACGAGGATCCCGGCCCGCCACCCCCGACGGCCGACGCTCCATGGACCGATGTCCTCGACCAGGTCGACTGGCTCGAATTCGTGCGCGGCATCCAGACCGGCGACCTGGCATTCTGGCCGGATTTCTGCTCGGCCATGTCCGGGGCTCTGCAACGTCTCGACCTCAGCGCGTCGCTGAGCCTGACAACCACCGTCAAGGGCCTGGCCATGTGGTTCTGGGAGTGCGCGATGAACGACGACCTCCACAAAGAGGTCCGTTGGAGCGTGTGGCTCGAGGCCATTGAGGCCTATCTCGTCAAAGAGGACTCCGAGCCCGGCGAATACCAGGGCACGACCTTTGCCGAGTTCTGCGAGGCATTGGCGGCGACCATGGGCAATGTGCCCGGACTCCACACCTGGCAGTCGGAGCATTTCTCCGGAATCAGACAGCCGCCGACCATGCACAAGGTGTTTTGGTTCATCTCCATGGTCCTCTGGCGCATCCCCGAATGGCAAGGCGAAGGCCTCCGCGCCGGTGAGATGACACCGAAAGAGTACGGTCCGCCAACCACTGGTGATACCCCATGGAGCCAACCGGGACAGTGACGACCCGCCGTGTCCGCAGCAGACATTACCATCGGGCCATCACACCCACCGAGGCGGTGCTCGCAGAGTGGACCAGAGTTGGGGAGGACTGCCGGCGACACATGTGTGTCGCTCCGAAGATCGACAGACGAATGGAAAGGAAAGCCGAATGCCTGATGAGAAACCAATCGTGACCAACCGAAAATGGAAACTCACGCTGGGGATGATTGCCCTGTACACGGTCATCTTCGGTGGTCTCTACCTCAGCGTCGGGGGGCTGCTCTGGCGTGGAGTGATTGAGCCTGAGATTTGGCGCGGAGTCATTTCGTCCCAGACGGCGATGTGGGCCTATGGCGTTTTCGGAATCGCCGGGTGGTACCTCGGCATGAACGTCATTCAGAAGTGGTCACCCTTCCCAGGAAGCGGGGTGGGCAAATGAGTCTTGCTGGAATTTGGAACATTACCCTGCAAATCGGGTCAACCGATGTGAAATCCATCACTGATACAGACTCTAATGGCAACGCCACCGACTTCACCGGGTCCGTTATGGTAGCCCGCGTCAGCTCCGGATACGACGACGATGCCTTTTTTGAAATTACCTCGACGGCTGGTGAAATCACCTTCCCAGGGTCTGGAGAAGTGCGATTTCTGTTCACAGAGGCGAACATCGCAAAGATCACGGATCCGCTTGTGAATGGTCGGTGGCAGGTTGACCACACTCCGTCAGGAGGCGTCGAAGAGCGGGTTATCGAGGGCATGGTCAGACTATCAAAGAAGGTGCAAGATGCCGTCTGAGCTTAACGATTTACGTCATACGATCGTTGTCAGCCCTGAGGACAAATCGACTGCTACGCTCATCAGGCCTGGTGCTCAGGGAGTTCAGGGAGACACGGGCGCAAAGGGCGACACCGGGGACACAGGATTGACCGGGGACACCGGGGCGAAGGGCGACACCGGGGACACAGGGGCGGCGGGCGCTGATGGGTCAGACGGCGCTGACGGCCTCGGAGTACCGGACCCGAGCGGCGAAGACGACGGCGATATCCTAGAGGTGTCGAGCGGTGCGCTGATCTACGCTACTCCTTCGAGCGGTGGTGGGTATATGGACCCGGTACTGGCCAAAGTTCCCGATGCCAGCGTCCTCGCCAACTCGCCAAGCATCCACTATCCCGACGTCGCCGACACCACAGAGGCTGATCTCGTCTCGTCCGGATATCAGTTCTTCGGAAGCCAGGCCGGAATTGACGCTTACGTAGTAGTTGACGGAGCGTTGCAGATGACGCTTCGCGGCAAGTCATCATTATGTAGTGGGGCCATGATTCCGATGGTGGTTGGCTCCGGTGAGGATTTCGATGTGATCTATGTCTGGGAACCATCCTCACCTATTCTGGCAGTGAACGGCGGATATGGTCGGAGTGGGGGCTGGATCGTCGGTGTAGCAGATATTGTGACAGATGCGTGGTAGGGTGTTCACCAATACTCGATCAGTACGGCGACTCGCGGGTACTACATGACTACTGCTGGCACAGTGTCGAGCGGGGTCAGGGGGGGCCTGGGCAACAGGAATCACTACTTCTCACCATCGGTCTTTCGGGTCGCGAGGATTTCAGGGACGATATATTACGGCTGCATGTACCCGAACAGCATCGGTGGATGGATTCAATCTAGAAGACCGGGATTTACCGATCTTGGGAATGATTGGTGGTTTCAATATGGCTCGGTTTCGGCGTCACTTGCCATCACACATGCCTGTGTTGGTGTGTGGCATGGGGACAATAACGACAAGCAAGTACGCCTACAATCAATCTGGAGGCTGTTATGATCATCGCCTGCAACCAAGACAGGGGGCTATTGATTTTCGACGGTGTCCCGACTGTCAAATACCATCCAACCCGCGCACCATTCGCCGGGATCGCCCCGGCTTGCGGGAGCTACACCGTAGACAGCTACACCGACTCAACTATCACGATTACCCACGACGACCCGGCGCTGTCTGGGACGTACACCCTCGACCTCGATCCGACCGTGAGAGATCAAGCTATCCCACACGTCGCCGAGATCCGGCGCGTGATGCGGGCGATGATGCGGCTTTCATACCTCAACGTCAAACCGGCTGCGAGAGTCCCGGTTGACGATGCCGAGTACATCGCAGACGCGGACGTGATCAAGTTTGCGAAGGCCATCTGGGGAATTGTCCAGATAGCAGTAGAGGACGACGACGAATGATCAGCATTGCGCTTGAGTTCCTCAAGGTTCTCCCCTGGCGAAAGATCCTCCCAATCCTCGCCGTCGTCGCCGTCCTCGTCAGCATCTGGTGGCGGGTCGATTCACATTTCGACCACGTCGCAGACCTCGAAGTGACCAAAATTGAACAGGCTGGCGTAATCAAAGATCTGAAACGGACCATCGCCAACATGACCGCCGCCCAGGCCGAAGCCAATGCGGCTACCGAGGCCGCCGAACGCGCTCGTGACGTCATGGATCAGGCCTACCAAGACCTGGTCGCCAAACCACCTGCCGAGATCGTCCGCTGGCGTGAGCGGATCGTCACAATCCCCGCAGAAATCACAGGGCCAACATGTGAGGATGCCCTGATCCAGGCCCACCGGGTGATCGTCGAAACAAGTGGGTGGCCGGAATGATCTGCAACCACAACAACGACGACCGAAAAGCCCTCGCAGTCGCCGGGGCATTCATCCTCGTTTGCCTGATGGCCTACCTCCTCACAGGCTGCGCTTCGACGCCACCGGCCGAAGACGACCCCTGCAAAGACTGCCCCTTCACCGATCGCCCGGCTCAAGTCTGGACCGCGCCCAACCTCGAACCTGTGCCCGACTACCCGGCCCTCAAAGCCGACAACTTCACACCCGACCAGATCACCGCCGACCCCGCCGCCTACATCCAAGCCCTCATCACCGACCACCTGGTCCTCAAAACCTCAGTCGTCGATCACCACCACTGGGCCGAGTCCCTCGTCAAAGCAATCAAGGCAGCAGAGGCTACAAGGCCCGACTGACTCCTCCTCCTTCCTCCCTATCCTCTACCCCGGCCATTCGGTCGGGGGCTTTTTTGTGTCCAAAACCACCCAAAAAACGCCATGTTTTGACACAATTGTTGACACGCAAAAGATAAAGCCCCGGGAACTCCGAGGCTAAACCGCTATGAAAGCGGAACTTAAATGGTGACCCCAGCGGGAATCGAACCCGCGTTGCCGGCGTGAAAGGCCGAATATTCGACTTTCGTAAAGGCCTTGTTTTTCAAGAAGTTCCAGAAGACTCAATTGGTTAGGCGTTTTTTAGTTTGGCTCAGACTGGCCCTGATCCAGTCCTATCCCAACCTGTTTTGACACACCGTTGACACAGTCGATTTCTGAGAGGGCTCCGGTTGCTGCGAGGTCCAGGGCCTGGCGTAGCCCAGGGACGTCTCGACCGGCATAGCGGTCCTCGACCATCTTGACGGTGTCTCCCAGGAGATCGGCGACGGCTTTGAAATTTCCGGTGGCGCTCAGGAGGTGGGTCGCTCGGGTATGCCGGAGGTTGTAGATCTTGAACTTCTCCGGGATCTGTTCGGACGCTGAGAGGGCCTCATTGGCCTTGGCGATGGTGTCGAGCCACGCCCATCGGATGTTTTTGAACGACTCACCGGTGAGCGGGTTCGGAAAGACCAGGCCATCGGCCCATTTCTGCCTACCTTCAAGCATTTGACGGAGTCGAGCAGGCATCGGGACCACAACCCGCCGGCGGTTCTTGACCTCTTCCGGCCGCCACACAACGACCCCGGCGCCGAAGTCGACGTGTCTGTCCCAGTGCATCTGCAAGACGTTGGAGGTTCTAGCCGCAGTGAAGTACAAGGCAACGACCAGGTCGCCGATCGGGACGAGGCGCCGCTGTGCCTGTTCCCGGCTGGCAACGGCTCCCCACTGCTCCTGCAGCTCGGCGCCGGCCACGAAGATGGCGTGGAGCTGGTCATGGGTGAGCCATTCAACATCGGTCCGGGCCTCTTCGTAGGGCCGGAGGTGGTGAGCCGGGTTGGCCTTGACCAGGCCGGACCTGACCGCAAGGTTGAAAACCGTTTTCAGTAGGGTGACATAGGCGTTGACGGATCGTGCTGACAGTTTTCGTCGGGCCCTGAAGTCCGGGCGCCATTCCAGAACCTGGGCCGGAGTGATGCTCTCAGCGGGGGTGTGGCGCCCAAACTCCTCGACCAAGACCTTCCACCGCGACTTTTCCTTGTCCCACCTGGTTCCTCGATCGATCGCGTCCTTTTCATAGGCGTCGGCCAGCTCGCCGAAGGTCTTCGGCCGGAGGACTTCCCCCCTGTCAGCTTTCGCCCTCTCGAGCATTTCGAGTTCGACGACCTGCCGGAGATCGCGGGCTTCGGAGAGGCTGGCGTCCCAGTCATCCGGGGTCAGGCTGCGGCGGTTGATGTTCCGCCTCGAGTGGATCGTTCGACGTGCCGGCTTGAGCCTGCCGTCGACCTGGTCCTGGTAGACGGTCGCCCGGAAGCGGAGGTAGTACGCCTGGCGTTCTTCGTTCCAGTTGACGCCGGCGGCGATTCTACCTCTCGGGTTTTTCTTCGGGCTCATCACGTTCAAACTCCAATACCTTCGCTTTCGGCCTTGTTTCTTCCGGAGTGTTGAACCTGAGTTTCATCAGACCACCGGGCTCATCAGGGGCCTCGAGGCGGATCCCGATATCGAAGTTCTTTCGTTTGTGCTGGGGGATCTTGGGTGGCTTTTTCATTTTGGCTCTTCGTCCGTGTACTTGATTACCTTGACCTTAATTTTCCCTTTTCCCCAGCCGGCTCCAAAGTTCGACATTGCACCGTCCTTTTCGGCGCCGATCACGATGATTGCATCTCCTCCACACTCGCAGATGTCATTCCAAATATGTTCGAGAGCCGCTTCAATGCTGTGTTTGTGGAATGCTGTTGTTCCGGTTTTTGCATCAATGATGCATGTGACGTCAAAGTCTCGTTCAATGTCGTCCTCGTCTCCAAAGGTCTCATATTTGCAGTACGGTTTTCTGGGGGAGTATTCGACGCCGGTCATTGGGATGATTGCTTCGGAGGCGCATCCGAAACAAAGCATTACGCTGGCGAGAATGACAATCTGTTTCATTTTGTGTTCAGTTTGAATCCGGAAATGCCCCAACTGGCGAGTTCCTGCCCGTCCATTGAATCGGTCACCTTCATTCTGAACCACAGCGGATCTGTTCCATTCGATGACCGAACAGCCGCTGCATAGGTGATTATCTTTTTCTGGTCAAAGGTCGCCATCCCCCATGCGGCTGGATTGACAACCAACTCTCCGTCCTTTGTCTTTGCCACCTTTTCGGCGTTCATTTTGAAGATGAAGTCTCCTGCTTCTTTGACTGTCATTAGCTGAGACTTTTTCATATCATCTGTTGATGATCTCGCATTTGAAACGACCCAGAAGGCTCCACCGAGGCAGAACAGAAGGAAGATAGCTGCGGCGATGATGATCTTTTTCATGACATTCCCTTTATTTCAAATCTGCGACTTGGTTAAACGCTGTTCTTCGTCTCTCCCTGTTCCCACCGTAGCACTTTACCAATCACGCTCCCGCCATCTTTCGGATCGATTTCGAACTTTGGGAAGGCCTGGTTGTCTGAAATGCAGATCAGCACTTTGCGTGAGAAGTCTGGAACGACCCGCTTCACCATGACGCCGTTGTCCCCGTCTCTGATGAGGTAGATCCCGGTGTAGGGCTCGATTTCTTCGGCGTGGATCTGCCTCATGTCAACGGTGAGGACGGCCCCCGGGAGAATTGTGTTCGCCATCGATTCCCCTAGGTGGTGGGCTCGAGACACCCGGACCCTGGCCGCTCTGCCCTGAATGTTTCCGAGAAGCCAGTCTTCCTGCATCGCGTGGAAGCCATCCGGTTCTTCCGTCATTTCGGCGCCGGGGCCGGCGCAAACCTCTGATTCAAGGATCGGGACCGATTTGTATTGGCGGGCGAAGCCGTCGGGGTCGGGGATGGTGAAGGTTGGAAGGTCTGGAATGTCGGAGAGGCCGAGGATGTAGTCGGCAGAAAGACCTAGGGCCTCGCAAATCTCGCGGAGACGATGCCAGCCCTCTATTCCAAGACCGCTCGCCCACCTTGAGACCGCGGCCCTGGAAACACCTGTTGCATCCGCGAGCATGGCTTTGTCGCCATGTCCTTTAATTGCCTCAGATAGGCGTTCGGCAATCATCTCCCGACGGCCATTCATTAATCCAAGATTAACTTTCTTTGAAATGGGGGTTGCATTTTGATTAATCATGAATTATCTTGTTAATCAGGAGTTGACTATGACTGACTTGAAATCCTTCATCGAAACCAACCAAATCAGCCAACGCGAATTGGCTGAGGGTGTTGGGATCTCTGCGGCTGGTGTCTCTTGGATTCTTTCCGGGAAAAACAATCCCAGCAAGGAATCCATAGACGCCATCCTCACCTTCTGCCGCAAGCACGACCCAGACGTCACCTACGAAGACCTCTTCGGCGAACCCCACCAGAAAGCGAGCTGACGAATGGGCGCACTCGATCTCTTGTTCGTTTTTCAACTTGCCGTTCTTGCCGTTGCTGTCCTTGGGATCACCTGGGCAATCGAGTCGGCTCCGGCGATTGTCAGATTTAGGGCGCTTCGAAAACTCCGCAGAGAAGCCCGAGACCGGAAGCGCACCGCCGATTGGAACCGGCTGCATCCAGCATTTGGCGATGAGGCGGAGTCGAAATGACACGCTTACAACATCGCACCCGAGCCTCACAGGTGACAGTCCCGGTAACACCCGCCGCGGCCCTGATAGCCGAACGCCTTGCTGATCGCCGGGCCGACCTAGCCGACGAATCACAGCAGGCCATTGAAGTCGCGGCCGTCATCCTGGAACGGCTCCATGACCGGCTCTACGGCTCAGCCGCTGCGGTATCCGGCGATCGCACCCCTCGGTATCGCCGGGCTCAGCTTGCGGGTGAGAAGAGCCTCCCCATTGAGGATCTCGTCTATCTCGCAACGGTTGCGCCCGAGGCGGTGGCGTCGGTGGTTGATGTACTGGCGATGATCTGCGACCACGACCAGGCCAACCCGCGGTCGGTATGTGAAACCAACGGCGGCGTTCTCCGGATTTTTGGGGACTTTGAAGCAACTCTTTCCGAAGCGCTTGAAGACGGAACGCTGACGGCCGCCGAAAAGTGGGACCTCCTTGATCGTCACAAGGTTCTCATGAAGAGAGTCAAGGACCTCAACCCCGCAATCCTGGAGGCCAAATGACCGACGCCACAGCCGCGCAAGTCCTCCAGCGACTAGAGTCTCTTGAACGCCGAATCGCGGCGATCGACCCGGCGACTGATTGGCCGACGGCTGAGGAAGCGGCCAAGGGATTCAGCGTTCATAGAGAGACCCTTCGGAAATTGGCGAAGGCTGGGAAAATCCGTCAATCCAGCAACTTCCCGGTCCGCTACTACCGCCCGGATCTGGATCGGCATTTCATTGGATTGGTGGTGTCATGAAATCGCAGCGAGCAGACCGCTGTGCCCCTCTGGGGTCCTCCATACAACTCGCCCCGGCCGAGGTGTCTGTTGCCGGGTTTTCCAAGCCCGGCGTGGGTCGTGTTGTCGATGCCTGCATCGCCGGCGCCGTAATCATCGGGATCCTTGTGGTCTGGCTGGCCGTCTCGAATGTCGTGACGCCACAGGCCGCGGACCTCGGCCTCAAGCTCGAAGAGGTCTCAATCCTCCTCGTCACCAACCAACGGGATATCGCCCCGATTGCCGCCTATGTGGTTGTCAGCCCTGAGCAGGCTGAGATTCTGCGGGAGACCACCGGTAGTTGGGGCGTTTTGGTCGATAGAAAGCAGGACTGGCGATGAGCGGCGTCGGCATGACCAACGGTCAGAAGCGGATCACGTCGAAGATGATCGAGCGCCAGCGCTTGATCGCAGACACAGAGAATCACCGCCTTGATCTGATGGTCAGGCTTTTTGTACCAGCCGGAGACATGCTCGCAAGCATGCCGACGAAAATAAACTTGAAACGATCCGAGCAGGGCGAACCGGCCGCCACTCTCGGGTCACTCGAATCCACGTCACCGCGCATACCTGACGCCGTCACAGACGGCACACAACCAGCGGTAGGCGTTCGACCTGGGCTGCGGATTTCGCTTGACGACCAGGACTCGGCGCGTGAGCAAATGGCCGGCGGCTCTCCCTCCAAACACCCCTCCATATTTCTTATAAACGACCATGACAACCTACCACCACAGGACAGACGCGGCTTGCCTGGGGCCGCTCTGTCTCTTACCAATCGGCTCCTCACCTTTCTTGGTGTTGAGCGGGTACCGCGTGGGCGATGTCCTTGGTGTGGGGAGGCGGGATGACAACCGTCAATGCCCACGGCGTGCTTTCGGATGGCGAGTTTGTGATGGTGGTTGATTCGTCTGCTGGGCGGGTTCTGGTGGGGCTGTTTGAGTTTGAGGGCCAGTGGAGGTTCTCGCTGCGGGTTGTGGTCGGCAGGTATCTAGGGTTTGTCAGCCCGGCGAGTGTGACCCGTCAGGGGTACGAGACACGGGATGCGGCGCTTGACTCGGCCAGGGAGCTGGCTGTGGATGTTCTCAAGGACAAGGCGGCCCCCCGGGCTCATGAGTGGCGAAAGGCTGCGGCGCTGCTGTCGGAGGTCGAGGCTCCGATGCCGGTCGGGTTGTTTGGATGATGATTTCGAGCGGTACACGTTTCGCGACTGATCACCGCGGCAAGTGCGGATACCACACCGCCACCGCTCAATTTGAATGCAGGGTTCCACGGTCCCAGCCAGGCGGCGTATCCGTGGGTTTGCCATCGGCGGCTTTGGGTGGAGCTGATGCGCTATCTCACGACCCGACTCGTGGCCCCGGAGTAGACGGGGCAACTATTTGGGGGTGTACCGGCTTCGACGGGGGACCTACCGAGACTGAGAAGCGTGCCCGCGTTCGTCGGCGGTTTCAGGCGAAAAATCACAGTTGCAGAACCTCAACTGAAAATGGCGGCTTAGGCCGCCCCGAGACCCGACTGCCTTTGTCACGGGCGCGGGATCTCGGACGTTTCGTGACATGCGGATCTTGGTCGTCGTTGGTACGCCAGGGCCAAAGGCTTTGTGCCAACTGGCCGGCTTCCAGGGTGCTCGATGCTCGGGATTCCAGCGAGAGAAATCATCGAGATGCGCACGGAGAAGCTCGTCAAGGTGTTGCCTCGGACAGGGGTTCGACTCCCCTCACCTCCACCAATCCAAGTATCGCCGGTCAGTGCGTGGCCGGTGTTGGCATCTGGGGACGCCGCCAGGCGATCTCGGTTCCGCACGTACGCCCTGCGGGCCGGACCAGGCGTGACAGTTGGGAGAGACCAGCACTATCCAATCAAAAAGGAGAAACCATATGTCAGTGAAGCGGGATGACCGCCGAGACCTGCGTCGCAAGGAAGCGATTCAGCGCAAGTCTCTCACCAATCAGATGAGTCCAGCGGAGCGGATTGCGGCTCTTGATTCTCGGCTCGGTACTGGAGTTGGGGCCGCCAGGGAGCGGGCTCGACTGGAGAAGGAGTAGACCATGGACGAACACATCATCACAGGCGAAAACATCCAGAGCGTGAAGATCGAGCGAAACTCGCGGGGGTTCACGATCTCCGTCCGCGCCTCGTCCGTAGAGCTGGCCATGGCCATGTATGACCACGCCAAGGCCGCAACCGATCGCCGCCTCGAGGCGGAGAAGGAGTAGACCATGTCTGGAAGCAATCTTGCGCGTCATGTTGAGCATTTGCCGGCGGTGGTGCAGAACAACCCTGTCGCGGCGATGCTCGCCGAGTTCACACCCCAGAAATACAACCTCGTGACCCCGGTATGCGCCATCGACCAATTGCCACCGATGACCCGCATCTCGGTGCAGGTAGTGGTTGTCGATCCGGAAGACGACATCTACGCGATCTCAAGTGGAAAATTCGCCCTGACCAAGAACGCCCTCAACCGCATCGCAGCGGCGGCGAACGTGAGTTGGATCCCCGAGCGGTCCGGCCAGGTCGATAACTGGAACGATCCTCGCCGCGTCAAGTATCGGGCCGTTGGGACGATCCAGGATTTCAACGGTCGCGAGAGGGTAATCTCGGGTGAGAAGGAGATTGACCTCCGAGGCGATGCGGACGACCCGGACAGTTGGGGCAAGGAGCTTGCGTCAATCATCCAGTCAGCCGAAAGGCAAAGCCGTGACCCGATGGGACAGATCAGGCAGGAGCGGCTGCACATCATCTCCTTTGCCGAGACGAAGGCGAAGCTCCGTGCCCTTCGTGAGGCTCTCGCAATCAAACAGGGGACCACGAAAGAGAAGATCTGCCGCCCCTGGGTGGTGCCGACGCTGGTCGCCGACTACGACACCTCGGACCCGGAGATCAAACGGATACTGGTTGCCCAGCGGCTTGGCGCGCAGTCCGCCCTCTACGGCGGTGGGGGTGCAGCTCAGCCCGTCGCACCGCAGCTTGCTCAGGGAGAAATTATCGACGTCGAGCCGGCCGACGAACCCGTCGACGTCACCAACGGCTTCGCCGAGGCTGCTGAGCCTACCGAGGCTCTCGACCCGTTCGCGGACGTTTCAGGAGCCGACGAGCATCCTTTGCCGATCCCGGATGACGTGATCAGCAGCTGCCCAACCTCTGATGCGGCTCGCTACGAGAAGCTCAACTGGATCGATGTGATGGCCAAGCGCGCGATCGAGGTTTTCCCAGATCGAGCCGAGGCGGTCTTCCGGAAGCACGCGTCTGGAATCGATTGGTTGGCGGTTTCGATCGGAGACATCGAGGCCGTCTATCACTCGATCGTGAACGACCTCAAGGGCGGCGCGTCGTGAGAGGAGGCACGCTCAGGATTGTCCCCAAACCAACACAGGAAGAAGAAGATCGTTTCTTCGCAAAGGTTAAGAAGGGGCCAGGCTGCTGGATTTGGGCGGCTGGATGTTTTGTAAACGGGTACGGCTGTTTCAAGGTCCAAGGTGAAAGCTATGGCGCCCATAGGGTGTCCTACGTGATCGAGCATGGCCGGATCCCCGATAAATTAATCCTCCTCCACAGCTGTGACAACCCGAAGTGCGTAAACCCTGACCACCTGCGTGCCGGCACCCAGGCGGAGAACATTGCCGACAGAGACGCGAAAGGCAGAACCGCCACTGGCGACCGATCAGGTCTTCGACTTCATCCGGAACGGGCAGCTCGAGGCGACCGCAATGGTTCGCGGCTCCACCCGGAGAGGCTTGTTCGTGGGGAAGACCACCGGGACGCCAAACTCACAGAGGCCAAAGTTATCGAAATTCGGCGTCGACACGCATCCGGGGCTGCACGACCGGAGATTTCTGAGGAGTTTGGCATCCATCCATCCCACGTCTGGCGAATCGTCAATCACAAGTGCTGGAAACACGTTGGAGGTGCAGCATGACCAGGATTCTCTTTGTTGGAGATCTGCATATTCGCGAGGGCGACCACCTGGATGACGTTGAGCACTGTCTCAACTTCGTCACAGGCCTTGCTTACGACCTAGAAGTCGATGCCGTGATCCAGGTCGGCGACGTGTTTGAGAAGTCCAGCAACCCACACGAGCGGCTCGTCTTCGGGGAGTGGTTGAGGAGCCTGGAGGCTCTTCCAGTTCACGTCGTCCGCGGCAACCACGATGCGAAGGATGATTTGCGGATTTTCGAGGGCTACCCGAACGCAACTGTCTACCAACAGCCGATGGTCCAGCAGGTTGGCAACGTCGATGTCATGTTCCTGCCGTGGCCGGAGAAGGCGTGGATCGCCGCCCTTGGAATTACTGGGGAGCAGGGAGACCAATCTGGATCCGCGGCGCTGAACGACCTAATCCGTCTCACGGCGGCGACTCGTGATGACCTCAGCCGGCCTCTGCTGATCGCCGGGCATCTGACCGTTTCCGGTGCTGAGATGTCCACCGGTCAGCCTCTGATTGGGAAATGTGTCGAGGCCGCACTTCCTGTGCTCGAAGAGACCGGCGCCGCGTTTGTTGGGTTGGGGCACATACACAAGCCGCAGTCGATGAACGAACAGACCCATTACATCGGATCGCTCACTATTCACGACTTCGGCGAGCAAGGCGAAGAAAAGCGGGTCGCCATAGTCGATATCGCCGACGAGGCCGCATCTTGGGAGTTTGTGCCGGTCCCGACCCGAACGTGGATCACGGTTGAAGCGTCTATCGACCAAGAACACACGGGCGACATCTCACCCATAAAGTGTCCTGCTCCCCCTTGTGTGGATCTTGGGGATTATAACGTCCGATTCCGTTACCGATGCACCGCAGAAGAGGCCCACCTCTTCGACCACGCGACGATCGAGGATATCTACGCATCCGCCCACACACTGAAGATCGTGCCAGAAATCGAGCGCACTGAGCGCGTCCGGGCCGCCGAGGTCGCCGAAGCGAAAACCCTCGCTGAGAAGCTCGCCGCCTGGGGCCAGGCCACTGACACATCAATCCCTGAGAGTGCCGTCGAGAAGCTCGGCGAACTCCAAGAAGCTATTTAGGAGGAGAGAATGAGCGAAAACGTTATCAACCTAGACCCCGAACATCTCGACCCCTTGATCAGCCATCTCGACAACATCACAGCCATCTCCGCCACGGCCGCCGAACATCGGGAGATCGTCCGCCTGAACCGCCTGCTCATCGCGGTCGAAGCCGACAAGGCCGAGACGATGAGGGCGTACGGGGACAAAATCAAAGAGATCAAAATGCAAATCAAGCTCCAATTGGACGAAATCGACGATCACGGAGCATCCCCCCGTCTGCCCTTCGGTGACGAGCCGGAACAGCAGGACACGGCCGCAATCTGATGGCCAAACCGAAGAGAGGCAAGTGTCGGAGCTGCGGCGCCCGGATCATGTGGGTGAAGACGGTCAAGGGCAGCCTGATGCCCGTCAACATCGAACCGCACATCTGCGCCTTTCAGGTGCCTGGCGAGTTCTGGCGAGAGCCAATGGAAAAGCCGGTCATCGTCTTCCGCGACCAGCTCGCCGTGGTGGTGAGAAACAATGAGGAGTTTACCGCTCACACCTGCCACTTCGACACCTGCCCCAACGCCGACCAATACCGCAAAAGCACCTGACACGGGAGGAGAATCGCATGAGAGTCAACAAGATCACAATGAAGGGGATCACTCGATTCGACGACGAGGTTGTCCTTGATTTCGACAGTCTCGGCCCGGGGCTCGTTGCCCTAGCTGGCAAGAACGGCGCCGGGAAGACTACTTGTCTCGAAGCAGCGTTTGCCGGACTTCATCTGGAGTATCCAACCCGTCCGGGGCCGCTTCACCAAGTCTGCCACGGCAAGGACGCCCGGATTGAACTGGAACTTCATAACGGCGCGCCCCTCCGGGCGGTTGTCGCCGTTGATGCCGTTCTCAAGACGCCGAAGACTGAGGCTTTCCTCTTCAATGGCGACGGCTCGGAACCCATCACCGACGGCAAGGTCGGCAGCTACCGGGATGCCATTGTCGAGCGGTTCGGGTCCCCCCGGCTGATGCTTTCGGCCGCGCTCTCCTGTCAGAACCGCCGCGGCGAGTTCCTCTCTCTGTCGAAGGCCGATCGGAAAGATTTGTTAGCGGAAATTTTGGACACTGGGGGCCTCCAGGACATTGCCACGGCTGCCCGTGAAAGCGCAAAGGCCCTCGAGGTCGAGATCACCGCGGCACAAGCCCGGGTGGACGCGGCCATGGGAGAACTCGACCGCCTGAAGTTCGAGGACACCGACGCCGATGACCTGCGAACCCAGAAGGAGCGACTCGAGGTGCGGATTGCCGAGGACCGCGAGGCGCTTGAAGAGTTCCGAGAGAAGCACGG